GTGAGAGCGAACTATTTTACAAATATAAAAATAATTATTTAATCAAACTCAAAATTTTTATAGAAATTATTAGAAATGTTTACTCTTTTCTTCCAACGTTTAAGCCTTCGGTATTCGTATTTCTGTCGCGGGTAATATAACTTCATAGCTTTTCAATTTCGTGTTTTTCTATTGGTCTTAAATTATAAGCAATACACAATAAACCTACAAACGTTATATCTGAAATAACTAATGGAGTATGTAATCTAAGTGCTATTTCATCAACAATCGGAAATTCATTATTATGAGTATCTAAATATTGCTTTATATATTTTTTTGCTTCTTGTGGTGTCATAGCTTTTCTAATTCGTTAACTACTTGTTTTAAATACTTTATTCTTTCAATGTCGAACGTTTCTTGTATTCGTTGGTGTGCTGTATATATAGCGCATTTAACCGCTAATTTATAGTTTTTAATCTCTAAGCCAATGAAGAAATCTTCTGTTAAGCTAAGCGCAAGTTCTTTGGGTGTCATATTTTACTTTTTACAATTATTGAATCCGAGTTTACGACCTTAAATGTACGCATTTGCTTGTACTTCTGCATAAAATGAATTAAACGTTTACCGTTATCGGTGTGAATTACGTCTTCGAAGTATTCTTTACCTTGGGTTAGTTCTGCATAAACACGGTCTAAAATGTTTTGCAAGTCGTCAAACGTGCTATACTCAATCGTTAGTGTTACTTCTTTCGTTTTCATATTGCTCTTTATAATACGCGTTAAAATCAATATCTTTATTACACCATGTTACAATGTGGGCAGTTCTCATTTGCTCTTTTTCAATAACCTTTGCTTGGTCGTAGATTTTAGCTAGGTCATCACTTGAAAACTCGTTTTTATCACTTGTTACAAGTTGCTCGTATATCCAATCAATAGCTGTTTTCATAACTCCAAGTTTTAGATTCTTCATTCCATCTTAAATTGTAAGCCTTTGCGCTGCAAACTTTCATGTAATGCGCTATATTCATTCTACCTACGTTTTTCTTTTCTTGCTCCAACCAATAGTTTAATATTTCTAATAATGTTGGATTGCTTTTTTTAGGCTCTCTCATGGCATTAAATTTAAAAGTAAATAAGATATACCAATCAATGCAAATAAGAACGTCCAGAAGCCTAAAATCGTGCTTAAAAACTCTTTCTGTTCATCGTTGGCAGGTGTTACTTGGTCTAGTAAATTTGTAAAGTGTTTTTTCATGTTGTTTTGTTTAATTGTTTCAACAAAGATATATATTCTTTTTAGAATAACAAGTATTTTATGAAATATTTTTTAATTTTTTTTTGGGGCAATAAAAAAACCCCTCGATTAAAAGGGGTTCTTAACAATTAAACCATTATGAAAAAGCAGTACAAATATAACTATTTTAATTTCTTAGATATATATCTCCCTAATATTTTTCCTGCGAAGCCCAAAAACGGATTTTGAGCCTCAACTTTCACCTCAACGCTGTCCTCCGTTTTCGTAACTTCAATGTCTAGTTTATTTGAATCTAATAATACTTTCGATTCTTTCTCATCTCTTTTTACTTCAATGTGCGTATCGTTTACTTGAACGTCAACATCAATTTTCTTTTTCTTTGCCATTTTTATTTTTCGTTTGTTGTGATTACTCCTTTTGCTTCTAAATGTACTTTTCGAACGTTTGCAGGTTGTGCAATTTTCCACGCCGTTCTACGTGCCTTAAATAATCTAGTCTTTGCGATACGTGAAACGCTTACTGAGTTGCCCTGATTACCGCCTAAAACATGATAGTGAGTTTTGTCCTCTCCTACATAAATTCCTACATGGCCACCGCCATCTCTTTTAAATGTTAAGATATCGCCTAACATTGGTTCTGTCGCTTCGTTTCCCCACGTTGACCATGATAACGCCCACAAAGGTTTTGAAACTACGTCTAATCCAGCCATTTTGCATATATAAGCTATGTATAAACCACACCAAGGAATCTCATCTGAATTATAAACTTTGTCTAAACATAGTTCACGCGCCCAATTTAAGATTATAGGGTTGTGCTTTTTACCTTCAACCTCTTTAACTCCTATATGTTTAATAGCTTGTACTAATAAACGTGGTGCGCCCTCATTATATAGCCAGTCGTAATTCATTTTTTTATAAAGTATTGGTAATGAAAGTAAGCTGCCCAACAGAATATCATAGCAAAGCTTACATGAATTAATACAGCCGCGTTATTAGAACAGCTTAAAGCATCGTAAAGCGAACCCGAAGCGCCTAAAGATAGCGCAACACGGACGAATCCGCGTTCTAAATAACTTAACTGCTGAATCTTTCCGTTTTCTTGATAAACAAAATACAAAAAGAAAACTAAACTAATAGCTATTATTAGGTCAGAAATATTATTTATTATTTTTATCGCTTCCATTTTGTTCAGCTTTTTGAATAAAGTAATCACTTACAAACTCAACACCTTTAACTCCTAAGAATCCAAGGATAAACGCAACGCTCATTTCGTATTTATCAGATAGTCTAATTATATCAACGATTATTGGCGTTATGTAGTTAGCACTTGCAACTCCTGTTATAATAGCAAAGAACGTAGTTTTTAAATTACTCTTTTGTTTTTTACCTATAAGAATCAACGAACCGAAAAACCCAGCTACGCTTATTCCTATATTAAATCCGATTTCTTGTAATATAAATTTCACAATATAAGTATTTGAGTATTATATCCGTTTCCGTGTTCATAGTTGCAAGTACCATGACAGCACCCCGTACAACCAAAGCAATCAATCATAGGTCTTAAATCAGTATCTCTATTTTCTAGTGAAATAAATTCAGGGTACAATGATTTATTTTTAATTAAATACTTAATTAATCGCTCTTCGAAAAATGCTGCTTTTTGTGCGTAATGCTCCATTCCAAAAGCTACTTCTCTTTGACTTACTGAACTAGAAAAGTCCCCGTTTTGAGTTTGTAAACCTTTGTTTTTAAGTTGGTATGTTAAACCGAAAACTGCATCTTCAGCAGAACGCCACGCTATAATAGGCTGTATAAATTTTATTAAAGTTTCTTCATCATTCGTTGCTGTTTGGTTATTATAGACTTGAAGCATATAATTAAAAAACGTAGTGCCTAAAATTGGCATAACGCGAAGCTGTGCCTGTGTAGCAATATACGGAGTTACATCTGTAACGTCAACATTTGCTGTTATTGGCGTGTTCGTTTTTAGGTAGTTTTCAGTTATAAAGTATAGCATTATACAACAGGTGTTTCAGGGTTTGTACTAGGCACAATATCACCACCTTCAATTGGTGGCAAACTTGCAAGGGCTCTGATTTCGTTTGGAGTCATTGAACCCAAAACTTTTGTAGCTACCAAAGGACTTAATGAGTTTAACGCGTCACTTGTTTTAGATGCGCTCTCCTCAACTTCAACAATCGTTTCGTTAATGATTTGAAAGTTGTTTATTTTTAACTCACCTTTTACTTTTGCAATATGCAATAACTCATTAAATATATCTTCGACATTTTCTCGCAAAGGTTTAACTACGTTTTTTTCGAATATTACATAGGCTTGTTTAATATCCGAACCAGAACCCAAAGAACCTGTTGTACGAACTCCCATTAATATAGGGTCGATAGTGTGAGCAAAACAAATCTGTTCTGTATTCAAACTTGAAGCCTCTTGAAAGAGTTTATCGTTTGAGTTAGTTGGTAAACTTTCAATCTTCGGCATCTGTTCCGCTGAGTTAGCAAAGAATGCAACCGCTTTCCCTGCGTTTTCCGCGCCTTTTAACTTATCAATGGTATAACTCAATTCACCGCTTAAAAACGCAAAGTTTAACGCGCTTGAATACTGCGGTAGCGGATAGTAGTCTTGACCGATACAAGGTAACTCGTATATAAACAGCTGTTCGTATTCTTTGTTTAGTGGGTGGTATGGAACAATTTCTAAAACGTCTATTCTAGATGACCAGTCCTCGCAAATAAAATACGTTTTTCCGTCACGTGAACGTCTTAATTTTTCAGGTGAAAGGTTTTCTATTTTGGTTAACTTTCCTTTGTCTGAAAAACACAATTTAAAGTAAACCCTGTTATGAATTACAAGCTGTTTTGTTACTATTGGAGCAATCTTTTTAAGTTTAATCTTTTTTTCGAATGCGTATAAATCAACTTTTTCCTCGTTTGTTAACTTATCAATCATGATATTAAACCCACCACCGATTACAGCATTCGTTTTGTAATCAACTATTGCACCGTGTAATGGACTAGAATAATACATTTGATTCAAAGTTTCAGGATATAAATTTTCAATCCCGAATGGAATATAACCAGCTACTTGATAACGTCCGTTTACATAAGGCAATGATAAATTTCCACCGCCAATTTTACTAAACGGTGTACTAAAAGATTGATAACCTTCAACCACTTCAATACTTTTGTTTTCACTTTGTTTGAATATATTATACCATGCCATAAGTTAGTCGTAAATTGAGTTTATAAGCGCACCTGAAACCACCATTCGACCTTCTTCAATAACTATTCCTGTTGTATCTTCAATTTCACTAGGCGCGGTTATTGCTTCATAAACTGAATAGGAATATTGACCTTTAACTAGTTGAACATCTACAGGCTCATCTAGTAAGAATTGATTAAATCTTTCGGGATAAGTTGAAATGTCGGTGGAACTGAATAAAATTGGTTCGCTTTCGGGGTTCATTTCGTTTTGAAACACGAATAAATAGAATGGATTAGACAAAGAACTAACCTCACTTAGTGTTAGAACTATATTGTTAACTTCATCTTTATTAATGTAAATCACAACTATATTAAATTAGTACGTCTTTTTGTTTAAAAAAAAAGCACCCCGAAGGATGCTCATTTTCTAGAGAATAGTAGGTTTAAGGTGCTACCGTAATAACAGATTGTACCGTTGATTCAGTTACCTCGTATGCAAGAAATTCGTTTTCAGCTGTTAAAGTTACCGAATATTTAGAACCATCCGCTCTTGCAGTTCCTGAACCTTCGCCAGTTGCTGTTAATTGCAAGAAAGGAAAATACCAATACTTACCGTTAGCATCTAAAACAATTGCGTTAAGGTATTGTTGACCTGCTCCCAAAACTTTAATAGCTTGGGATTTAGATTGGTCTCTACGGTGAAACAATAAAGTAATTGTTTGCGTATAGTAAGAAGAACCATTTACTAAATCGATTGCAGCTTCTTCTGTAAATGAACCTGTATTTCTACGGATTTCAAACTCCGTATAAATGTCCGCAGGGTCAGTTAATGTAATTGAATCGATAGTCCAGCTTAACGTTGAATTTAACGTGTAAGATGCTATGTTATCTTGTTGGTTTATCCACACCTTGTAGATACCACCCGAGTTGTTATCGCATGATTTAACGATACTCTCTAATGCTTCACATGACATATTATATATTTTTTTTTAATGTTTATAAAAAAGGGGCGAGGTTATCCCCACCCCATTACTATTTTAGTTAATTATTGATTAATCAAAACAAGCAGCCCAAACAGAAATTTGCTCAGGGTTTGTGTGATAAAATCCTGCTTTAACGTTTGCTCTAGTTCTGATATAAGGCTCAGCAACGGTATCTGTCAAGTTAACAGCTTTCAATGCTTTAGCATCTCCTTCTGCATCGAATGCATAGATTAAATCGTCTTTCAATGAAGCTACGATTGTGTTATCTGGCATACCTTCACAAACTACAACTTTAATACCTAAGTAAGTCATTTGCAATGGAGCAGAAACATATGTTAAAGTATTACCTGAAGCAGCAGCAAGTTCGTAAGCAGCAGCAACGTTAGAAGAAACACGGATTCTTAAATCAGTTTTCTTAAATCTAACCGAAGCAGGAAGGCTGTTAACAACTACATTCAATGTTGCTAGTACATTTGATGAGTTAACCGCACCACCGCCTGTATAAGCTAAGTTAGCTTCATCAGCACAAAGTTTTTTCAAGTGACCATCACACAAAGCAAGTAAAGGGTTTACGCTTTCTGTATCACCTTGCCATCTAATCAATTCGATGTCTTCTTCAATTTGACTCGCCATAACTCCCCAGTAATAGTTCATGAATGAAGGTACAGAGAAATCACCGTTAGAACCTTGAGTCATTTGCAAAGCAACAAAAGACTGCTCTAAATCGAACTGACAGATTTGAGCCATTGCAGAAAATGCACAAACATCAATGTCAATTGCGTTTAGTGTATCTGTAGGCGCTGAAAAATTACAGCTAGATGCCTGTAAAATTGAACCAAAAGCTACGTTACCAAGTTTTGTCTTTGATTTGATTGAAGGCAAAGCTCTGTAAGTATCAGCGGTATCAGCTGTTAAATAAGCACGAGAATAGAACTCGTTAGGGTTTGGACAAAGCAAAGCATTAGCTTCTACTTCTAGGTCGAATTTTAATTTTCTTTCCATTTTTATTATTTGATTTTAGTTATTACTTAATTTGTTTAATTCGCTGAACTTTTCAGCAATTGACATTTTAACCTCAGATTTCAATTCAATTTCTTCTTCGGCTTTTTCTGCTAACATTTCCTCCATTTGAGTTCTTAAGTCAGCAATAATTTTTAGTAGATTGTTTACTTGTTCTTCAAGTACAGGTGCAACGATTGCAAGTACTGCTTCCGCATCTGTCGCAACGTCAACAGCCATAGCAACTTCTTCAAGTTCAGCAGGTGCAGGTTGTTCATCAATAGGCTCAGTTTCAGTTGTTACTTCTTCTTCGACTACGCTGTCTTCCATCGCCACTTCTTCTTTTGGAGCGTCTTTAATTTCGATAATCTCCCCATCTTTTACTGAGTAGATTTTACCTTCAATTAAATGCTCACCATCCGGTAACTTCATATTATTTAATTTTAATTGATTACTCATTTTCAAACCTAGAAAACCCTCAATACTAAATCCGATTTGGTCTTTACTTACTAATTCTTGATAGTATTCTTTATCCGTGATTTGGGCGGTTAACATTAACGTACCTTTAGGAACTTCAATACCGAATGTAGTAAATGATTTATCTAGTTTTGGATTATCCACAATCCATGATTCAAGAATATACGCAGGTACGGTTTGCTCTTGGTCATGTTCTAAGTTGAACACATCTCTATTCTTTAAATCCTGCATGAATTTAGCGTGGATTTGTTCGATTGTTTCAGCTGTAAACTGAACGTAATATTCGCCTGTCTCATCGTCACGTCTATAAATTTCCATTGGAATCATAGCGGGAGCGGTAACGCGGTATTTTACATCGTCTGCGAATAACAATCTTTTGCTTTGATTGAAAGCCATACCTTTAACTTTAATCGCAGGATTAGAAGTAAAAGCAATTTGCTCAATCCCTAATTCTTGACCGTCAGAATACTCGGGGTCGATTGTGATTTTATAGATTGGTAAATCCTTTGTCATTACTCTATATTAAATATTATTTATATTTGTTCAAAAATTATAGATATGATTGAAGTATTCGGGCGCAACATAGCCAACAGAATGAATGAAATAACGGTTGAAGAATTTGAAAAAATTAGCGCAATTCATAACAACTCTGATTTTGATAATATCGAAAAACAAATTAAAGTTTTTGAAGTTGTAGGGGTTGAAGAAGATGAATGGGACGATTTTAAATACTTTGTCGAAAAAACGAAAGAGTTTAATACGGACAATTTAGACAATAAAGAACCAGTTTCAGAGTTAGAACTTGAAGGGTACACGTATAAAGCCGAAATGAAACTATCTGTAAAAGATACTAAACTAATTGAAAAGATAATTGTTAAAGAAAACAAACATTCAGTAAGTGATATTTTGGCTTTGATGTTTAAACGTACTGATTTAAGCAATACTGAACATTACGACAATGCGCATTTGAAACATAAATCAAAGTTGTTTAGATTGCAACCTGCCGAAATTGCTATCCCTTACCTTACATTTGTAACCGAAACAATCTCCAACCATGCTAAAAAACAAGCTGCCGAAAGCGTGGAATCAAATAACGATTGAAACATTCATAGAACTTCGTAACCTATCGCAAGAAGATGGAATGTTTAATTATCAAATAGACGTACTTTGTACTTTGTTGGATTGTTACCCTGAAGATTTAGACGATATATCAATCGAAGAACTTGACGAGTTATTAATCGAAGTTAAGTTTATACGAGATGAACCCCCTAAACGCTATGAAACGCAATTAGGGGACTTTGAATTGAAGCCATTTAATAAGATTACACTAGGGGAGTTTATCAGTTTAGAAACTTACTTTTCAGATGACTATATAAATAAGCTGCCTAACATCGTTGCAATACTTTACAGGCGTTATAAATTAAACGAATGGAATGATAAGACGTTAGAACCTTATAATTTTAATTCAAATGACCGCTTAGAATGGTTTATGGATTTTCCGATTAGTTCCGTGTTTGGGTTGCTACCTGAATACATAAAATTTCGCGAAGGAATCATCGATCAGTACAAGAATTTAATGACTGAATCCTACGAAGATGATTTTGAAACAGATGAACCTCTAGACATCGAAGAACAAAAAGAACTTGAAGAAGAAAAAAAGAGTCAAAAATGGGCATGGGAGCAGTTAATCTGGAATCTATGCAACGAAGACTTAACTAAGTTTAACGCTGTTTGTGATTTGCCTTTGATTCTAGTATTTAACTTTTTAGGGATGCGTAAAGAATTGAATTTTTAGTAATCCAAAGCAGACCAGAACTCACCAAATAACGGATTAAAGTCATAAATTACGTTTTGTTTTTTACGCAGCATACCCGCAACTTGTACTAGTGGATATTTAGAACCTAACCATTCAATATACTGGGCGTACATTTCCGATATTATACCCTCCATTTCAAGCCGCTTGTTGAATTGCTTAACTAAGTGATAAGGTTCTATTGATATTGTACCATTATTCAAGAACCCAAAATAATATGCCGCAAGTATTTCGATTCTTAGATTACCTTCCGTAGTGAATTTAGCATTAATACGGATTGATTCGTATAAAGTACCCGTATCTATTAACGCATCTTCTTTAATTACACGCTTTAAAACTTTGGCAGCTTTGTTTCTTATCTTATACTTTAATCTAAATTCCTTATCAGGCATACAACTATATTAATGTTAATCTCCGATTTGTTCAGGAACTTGACAATCAGTATAATTATTGATTGAACAAGTTAAAGTCATTACCCACCCAGCAGCGTAATCTAGTAAATCGTTATTTAATGGTGTCATACTAGGAACTCCTACAATATCGAAAGAGTAATCGTCTGAATTTAAAAACCAATTATAAAGGTCGTTTAAGATTAAATGGCAATCGCTTAGAATTACGTTTATATTCGCTCGGTCTTTTTGTATAATATCAAAACAATAAACCTCTAAATTAATTTCAGTAGTAAATCCTAATTCAGATGGCGCAGCATCAACAGGGCAAATGTACACCAATGGATAACGCTCGTCTTTTGTAGCGAAGTTTTCCAACTGCTCCCGAAAGTCAGAACCTACTTTTTTAACTTGTAAGTGATTATCGTAAAAATTGATAATCTTATTTATTAAACTTTGGTAACTTATCATAGCGTTGCGTTTTGGTTTATCTTATCTATTTTCTGTTGCGTGTTTGTGATTTCTGTTTCACTAACTACTGCCTTAACGGTTATTTGTGTTTGCGCTTCCTGTGGTGCGCTTACATTATTCATGTCATTACCTTGCCCAAATAAACTTACATTTGGACTTGCAGCAGTTGTTGATGTTGAACTAGCTTCAGGAATACTAGGTGCTTGACCACCACCGCCACCTCCTGAATTAAATTGAGTAGATGCAATTTTAGCAATATTAGCAGCCGATACAGCAGCAGTTGCTACTAAATTAGCAATACCGACAGGATTAGGAACAACACCAACCGCTAAAGGTGCTGCTGCCAACGATGCTGTGATAGCTTTACCCGCATCTACAACCGCCCCTGCTAATTGTAACGCCTTGTTAAACTTAAATTGTTTCTTTGCAAGTTCTTCTTCTTCTTTACTTCCCTTTTTAACTTTTGACATTTTAGCAGCGAAAGCAATATCACCAACTGCTTGTATAGCCTTTGTTGAACTTTCCGCTATTTGCAAGGCGTTGTTTGCTGTTTCTAGTTGTGCATCGCGTTTTTTCTTTTCGGCTTCCTGTGTTATTTTAACAGAATCTTCAGCGGCTTTTTTATCAATAGCGTTTAAGTCTTGTTGTAGCTTTGTTGTTAATGCTTTTTGTAATTCTGCGTTACCTTCCGCCGCTGCAATTTCTTGGTCGTATTTTACTTGAAGTTGTGTTTTTTCAAATTCAGTTCTGGACGTTGTTAATTCTTGAAGTTTAAGCCATTGTTTGTCTTGTTCTTCTGCTTGTTTAATTAATCCAGCGTTATATTCATCTAATAACTTTTTTTGCTTTTCTTTTTCCGCATCCAGTTCAACTTGTTCTTGTTTACCTAGTTCGGCTTCTAATTGTTTTTGATAAAGTTGTTGAAGTTTTATCTTTTCGTCTTTTGTTAAATTCTCATTCTTGATAGTATCTTCAATTAACCTAGCGTATTTTTCCTGCGTTGCAACGATTTCTCGGTCTGAATCTTCTTTTATTAATGAAATTTCAATATCTCTAATAGTACGTTGTGCTGCTAATCTGTCAGCTGCAAACTTTTTAGCATCGTCAATAGCTTTTTTATTTGCATCGTTTCGAGCCTTGCGTTTTGCTTCGTTGTTTTTCTTGTCTTCTTCTAAGTCTTTTTTCGCTTCTTCGCGTTTATCAACCGCATCCTGTGCAACTAATAGATTACGTTCTCTACGTTGGTCAATGATTAGCTTTTTCTCATCGTCAATTTGAGTCTTTAATTTCTTTATTGTTTCTTTGTTTGCTTTGTCACCAAGTGCGCGTTGTGCTTCTAAGGCTTTTTCTGCTGAACTTAAACGCTTTTTTGCTTCCGTTCCTATGGCTTTGCTTTTTCCTAACTCTAAATCTAAAGTATCTTGACCGTAGATTTTAGCCATTTTAATTTCATATTCAAAACCACCAACAACCGTTTCTTGACGTTTCTTTGAACTTTCCATTACGCGTTCATTTGCTGCTTCCATTTTAGCCGCGTTTTCTTCGGCTGCATAACTTGTTAAACCTAACCAGTCAGTTAAATCTTTAAACCCTTGAATTAATGCTTTTACGGGAGCCATTAAAGTATCTATTACTTTTTTAAGAACTCCGATTTTATTTAAGAAAATAAGTATAGCAGCAACAATGGCTGTAATAACCGCAACTAGTAAAAAGATAGGATTAGCCAATAATGAAACTCCGAATGAAATAAACTGCTTTGCAAGTACACCAACTGCAGAACCTAGTGAACCGATAATTTTTCCAAAGCCTTTAAACTGCTCTGCAAAGTCCGCAGGGTTTATATTTTTTAAAGCACCTGTTAAAAGTTTAGCTTTGTCACCTGCTTCGGCAAAATCCAAACTCATGATTGAATCTTTAATAGAGCCTAATCCGTTGTTGACTTGTTCAAACTTAGAACCCGAAGCAAATATATTAACTTGCTCGTTTGCATCCGCTAATTGGTCTTTTAATTCACCTGCTCGTTGTGATAACTTTCTGATTTGTTCGCTATCCGTTGCATTTGCAATTTCGCCTTTTAGGTCACGGAGTTCTTTTTTAATCGCTCCAATTCCTGTTATCTTTATAGGTACTTCTATTTCGTTCATATCGTTACGGGTAAACTCTTATTTCTATATATGTTTCATCTAACAACGAATCTGTTTCTGTAATTGTAAGCGTTGCAGTTGTAATTACATTAACCTCATTATCATTTCTTCTTATTCCTTGTGCTGAACCTTTATAAACTCCAGAAATATTTACCGATGTTTTATTAGCTGTAAATGCACCTGTTAAAGTCCCATAATAAACTCCAACTAATGAACGAGTCCAAACAATGTCGCCTATCGTATTTTCTAAAATGGTAACCGTTGGGTCTGCTGTACCTGTTTGGCTAATTGTTGCAATATATTTTTTATAAGTAGGTAAAACTTCGCTGACTGATTGACCGTTTATGGTTTCTGTTACTCGTAAATTCGTTGTGTTTATTCCTGTTTCTGTTACTTGGTGGTCATCTCCTACGATTAATGCGTTAACACCACTTGTAACCGTGTTTCCCTTGCCTAATATTACAACGTTACCGTCCGATAAATTAACATTTGAATTAAAAGTATTGTCTACATATACGCCTGAATTACCATTCGCTGAAATATTAGGGTCAAATGGTCGGGCAATTCGTGTTTTAAAATCCGCTAAATCAATCTCGGTATCTACGCTTATCAGTTCAACCTTAGTTAATACGTCTTCATTCGCGTTGTAATCCATGATTTTATTAATATTCCACCATGAATTATCTATGCGTATTTTATCGTTTAGTTTTAATGTTTGAATGTCAGCTTCATTTAAGTAAAATGATGCGCTTAAAAGACGTCCTACGTTGATTTGGTTAACCGTCCTACGCCAATATAGGTTGTATAAATTATTATTCGTTAAAACGCTTGTTTGATAGAAGTAATAATCACAAACTCCGAAGTTAATATCAAAAGTTGGAGTGATAGCATCGTTAAAATGTCCCGTTTGCGGGTAGCTTGTTAATCCTGTTACGCCAGTAGTGCCTTGTTCGTATATGTTAAACGCTTGACATGAACGTAAACCCGCATCGTAAAGTATTCTTATATTCGTATTTGGTGCGATTCCGCTTATCATTGGTAGGTAAGCATCGAATGAAGTCTTATTTACAGGCGTAGGACTAAACAAAATCTCTTTTACATCCGTATCTTTTACGTATTCGTTTTGAAACGTGTATTCAATTTGCCCGTAAATTTCAGAGGTTGCTTGTGTATAGGTTTTATTTGGCGTGTCAGTATCTTCTTTGTACGTTAATTTTAACTTTTTGTTAGTTAAATCAGGTAAAAATATCAGTTGCTGTTCTTGGTTCTTTGCAAGTTTTGAACTCCAGTCTTTTTCTGCTCCTGCATCGTACCATTCATCGCGAGAAACTAAAATTAAATTATAAGGGTTGTTAATATCAGGATAAGCATATAAATTATACATCTGAAATATAGCTTTCACAAAATCGGATTGCTTTATTTTTTGTGGTATAAATTCATTTACTACTTGAGTACCACCAATTACTTGAATATTTGTTGAAGGTGTAATATCAACTTTTAATTCGCTAAATTCAACTTGAGGATTAACACGTAAACCAGTGCCACTTCCGTTTGACCATTGACCCTTAAACTGCGCACCTTGAACATCGAACGACCTAACCCCTACTCTAATTCGTATAACGTCCCCTGCGTAAAGACGTACAGGCACAGGGTATGAAGTAGTGCCAGAAGCGTTTAAAAGTGTTGTTTGTCCTGACGGTATTGTATATTCATACGGTGGTGTAAAACCACTAATTTGTATTTTATCCGTAGCATCCGCTAACACTTGGTTAATTCCGTTAACTGAAATTGATATTACTAAATTATAACGATACGCACCTAATAGATAAGCTGTAACAGCGTTTACATTATCTAATAAAATTTCGTAGGCATAACTAAAATTGAAAGTATAAGTTTGTCCTTGCGTTGGGTCGCTATTAAACGGAACTACATAAACGCCCGTAGTTGGGTTTAACAAGCCTTGAGCATCTAGTGTTTCAGTCCATGGCGAAACATTCTGTAAAAAAGTTACATTTGTTCCTATTGTAGGTTGCGAATAGTTGGTAGTATAAACCGTTTCTGCTTTTACTTGATAATCTGTATAATCAAAGTTGTTTACGTCACCATTATACGGAATCAATAGTTTATCAAAATGCGAAGATGCTAAACTTTGCCAGTCATAAGTAAAACCAGCATTCGAAAATATTCTATCAAAATAACTCTTTGCGTAAATAGCAGGTTTAAAATGGTTAACCGTGTATTTATTAGTGTCGTTAAACGGCATTAAATACTTGTAATGATCGCTTTGCGTATGATTCCATGAATCTGTTATAGCTGTAATATTAAAGTCATGGTTACAATCACTAAAATCTAAATCCGTTAACTCTTTATTCGTTATCGTAGTGTAAAATTCAGCCTGTGAATCGCGAACTAAAACTTCATATTCAACGCCTTGCTCGTATGCATCTGTTAATTGAACTTTTTTAACGTTCACTAATTGAAGTAAAGCATCTGTTACAATTGGAATTCCATTTTGTAAAACGGTACACTTTGTAATTTTATTAATGTCAAAAGTTCCCGCCTTTATATTGACGTCATAATAGTTGTTTAAAAGCGTGTTATTGTTCTTTGTGCCGCTTAGTGTTATAGTCTTTGAGAAAGTTCCTTTACGCTGCGTTAAATCGCGAATATCGCCTACTTGAAAGTTAAGCGGAAAAGCTGTTCCCTCTTTTACGTCTAAATATCCATTATCTAATTGAATTCTAACCATTGATTACGTCCTGATTTGATAACCTTACACTTATTGAATGCTTAATTAAGTTCTTGTTTCGTTGTTGGAATATTTCGTAATTCGTGTTTGTGACTATTACAGGTTGATATTCCGTACTTTCTGGTATTCTTAAAGGACATCCGCTTTCATCTTCAGGATATAACCAATTTTCCGTATTTGTGTACGATGCTAATTTAAGATAAACCTGTGGCGAAGTTACTAATTCTTCGAAATAACGCCCCATTGATTCACTCATCCAGTTAGTGTTTAAGTCAATCGTCTTTTTAACGTTAATATTAAACGATTTAAACCCGTCTTCGATTGTATTGTAACTCCATTGGTCAGGCGTTGGCGTAGTGTTTATAAATCCTGTAACGTCTTTATTATATTCATCCCTTGTTACTTCGCCTCTTTCGTAGTTTTTAAGCTGAAAAGCGAAAGAACTAAATGAACCCATGCGGTCAAGAAATAAACAATGATACTCTGAAATTTGAACGCGAGTATCTAAGTTGATTCTATAAGTTAATGAACGTTCGGCAGGTGTTCCCGTGTTTGCGTTTGAATAATAAATATCGTAATATGTGGTATCGGTTTTTATCATTGGCAAAGTAGCTGCGCCTATTGGAATTAAAACCCCATAGTTATTAGCACCTACTGCGATTTGGTTTATAGTATCTGTTCCCGAAATTGATTTATAAAAATATTCTCCATTCGAGTTTTTGAAAATAACGTAGTCAGGTGTTCCCGTTGCATTTAACGCATTTAAATACATATCTTGACCTAGTGTACTATGAAAAGTTGTAGGTTGATTTGTGAGCCATCTTTTATTATTGGCTGTTAAACTGAAATCTGTATAATTCCAAACAGGAAAATCTAACCAACGTAACGCAGCGTTAATTACGCCCTTTGAATATTCAACTCCAAAATCGTACGTCTTTCTGTTGTCTGCGTATGTTATAACTCCGTCAATAGATGAATCAGTTACAAGTGACCACAAAGAATCTACTACTAAATAAGTAGACGTTGCACTCAATACCGTAAACAATCCCTCTAAGTAAGGGTTCGCTGCTCCGCTGTCGTTTTGCTTAATGTTTATTCTGTCACCTGCGACAAAACTATTTGTTACGTTTATTCGTACATTACCCGAACTATCTACCAAAGTTGAAGTATAATCTACTCGCGTTGTATATTCCTCGCCTAATTCAATCTTATAATTGAAAACTGAATTCGCGGCATTGTAATAAGTAGTTACATTCGTGTTTAAGTCAAAACTTACATAGTTGCTTAATAGCTTAGATAAATCCTGCTCACCGTAGCCAGTTCCGTATATTGGTAAAAGTCTATATTCAGCTATAATATTACTTAACGAATCTTTGATTTTAAATACATAGCGAAAGCCATCGTAGTTTTTTATACTAGAATCTACAATCCATTTAACAGGGTTGTAAGCGGGTGTTATATCTTGCGGTCTCGCTATTAAAGTTATTGCCATTAGCTAAAAGGTGGTGGTGTTGGTTTTGGTTCAAAAGGACTTAACGGTATATCTAATAAATAAGCATATTGAGTTGGTGCAATGTCCGCTTCATCTTGCTCACTTAAAAATAAAAAATATACATCGTTAATATCTTGAACGAAATTAAAAAATGTATCGTTGTCAAAAAATACACCTTGTAATTCTTGAGCTTGTTGATTTGTTACTATTCTGTTGTTTGATATGCTTGAACTGCTGTGTAAAAGTTAGCCGCATCTGTATCTGTTAATCCATCTCCTATTGAAGCAAAGGCACATTGTTTGGTTGAATAAAAAGTTGTTGTTCCTCCATAATTAGCAGCTCCTAAATATGTGTTAAAATTTGGTCTTGGGCCTGCTGTACTTGTTCTTGAAATTACATTAGTATTATTTCTAAAACCTTTCTCAGCTGTGCCTATTCTATTTCCAATGTAAAAAGCTCGTGAATCTGAGTCTGAAGCAGTAGCATAAGAACCGACTGAATTTATTATATAATACGTTGTTCCAGATGTTCTTATTTCCAACATTAAATATGGACCAGCTACACTATTTGTACTTCCAATTTCTATTTCTGTACCATTACTATTAGTTCTTGAATAATAACTTAAATGTACATTATCATTAGTAGAAAACCCAGAGTTTGGATTGAAAAAAGTATTTGCAAAAGTATTCAATGGTGTCATTCCAGTTGAGGAGTGAGTCCATCCACTTGCAAAAGTCAATCTAAATGCTGCATCCAAATCTCTTGGATCTTTTAAATTGTATTTATGACTTGAAGCTGTACCACCCACTATTGGATAAATAGCTTTGAACTTTGTCCAAATTGAATATCCTTTCAAGTCAACTACCAAAGTATTAATAGCCGATTGTTGTGTAGGATCTGTTATTGCAGCCGCTGTTATGAATGCTTGTGCATCTGGATCGACTGCGCTTGTTGGCGTTACCGTGTTTGAATCCGCATTAACACTACCTGCTCCATTCGTTGCTGTAACCGTACAAAGTATTGATTGACCTACGTCCGCAGTTACAAGTGTATAAGTTGAATTAGTTGCGCTTCCGATATTACTTCCGTTGCGTTTCCATTGGTAACTATAAGTTATTGTAGGCGTTCCCGTCCATGTTCCAGTTGAACAAGTCAAAGTTTGTCCTTCTTGTGCTGTTCCACTTAATGCAGGTGCAACCGTGTTAACAGGTAAAACAGCCGCATTACTTTCTGCTAAAATTGCGCGAGTGGTTAAAAAAAAGCTGTTTCCGTAACCGTACATGACTAACCTAAAACAAGTGCTACACTACCCGAAGTTAAATCTACTCCACTAAATTGTAAATCAGACTTTGGTGTTATAATCGCTCCCGCTTTTACCGCTGTTGCAGGTGTTCCGATATAATCCGTCTTTACGTCCGTTCCTGCTATTTTAACAGCATTGAAAACCGTATCTTGTAAAACTACGATTGCATCGATTACGCCTGTAAACTCGTTTGTATTATTTAGGATAAACGTTCCTTTGTTGGCTACTAATTCGCCCATTAAATTTGTACTCATTGTTTTATTTATTAAAGTGTAAATTGTTCACGTATTGACAATGGCACGTTTTCCATTGCTTCAAATTGTTCATATAATATCGGAGTCATTTCTTCAATAAATGAAGGTAGGTTTTCAACCGCTTCACTTTCATTTTCATAGGTTCTATAAGTTGCTATGTAATGACTTATTAAAGGGTGTGAAGGTCTTAAACAAACGTTTGCTTCACTATCTTCTTGTATTATTATTTCGTATGTTAAATCAAATATTTCCATGTCTTATAGTAATGAAAAACAACCTAATCTCATTAAATCAAACTGCCCTGTATTTGTAACAGGTGAACCCATTGCGCGACTAGCAAAGACATTTAAGCCTTGCGTGTGAGCAGGTAAATCTGTTGTTATCGTCCCACGTGCTGTTGCTCCTGTTTCGTTATTTATAACGTTGTAAATTACGCTTGTTGAATTTGGGGCATTATATAGTAAAATACTATAGACGGTTGTCATTGCAGCCCCTGCGGTTCTATTAGCAGGAAAAGCAGCCCCTAAATCTATTTTTGTCGCATCGTTACCAGAAGCATCATTATGAAACACTTGTAAGTTTGTATCTCCGTTATCACTACCAACCCCTATTAAATTGAAGTTTGTTCTTACTAATATTTGCGATGCGCCACCATAGTTTAAATCCGTTGTTTGACCTGCTAATCCGTAGAATTGTTGGCAGTTTGAACTAAATGCTGTATCTGATATATTAACGTCACAAACAAACTTAAAGCCACCACCGATAAACCAAAGTAAAGAAGAACCTCTTAAACCTGAATATCGCCCTGTACTAGCTACAGAACCATAGTAACGTAATCTTATTTGCTTAGTTGCAAAGTTTGTTGATGCAACTGATTGAGCAAGTGTTGAACCCGTTGCAGATGCTGTTAAACCGCCCTCTGTTGTAACCGTTGTCGAGTTATTGCTAAAATAAAAACCTCTAAATATTTCAGATGCGCTTCTATGAATTGCGTTCGTTGGTATGTAGTTAGGAATGTTTAACGTAACACCGTCAAATGTTGCCGCTCCTGTTTCTCCGTTTGTAGTTAATGCTACTTCTTGTTGAAGTTCACACGTTGCATTTGGGAAAGTGTAAACTCTGTTATCCGTGTTTAAGGATGTTTTTAAAGTTGTGTAATATTGGTTATCGTTTTTCCACTTTAAATCCCCGTCTCCATTCGCATATAACGAGGTACTTTGACCTGTTGCAGTTGCATCTATTGATTGATGCTTTAAATGTAAATGTCCGCCACCATTTGTCCCCTCAATATAAATCGAACGTGCGCTTAATTTGTTCGCGTCTAAGTCAACATCCTGCGTTGCTCCAACATACGGAACAAAACTGCCGCCCGATGCTGAATTAATTATTTGTTGACCTGTTAATGACTTAGTGACATACGAACCACTTTCTAAAACGCTAACTTCAACTAAATCTGTAGATGATAAGTTAGAACCCTTTGGGGTCATTTGACTAATCTTTTGTCTTTCGCGGTAAGCCATGACTATATTAATTTTTTTCGTGTTTATGTTTAGAATGCAAAGTAAGAATCATCCGTATAATATTCCTGTCTTATATGAGTAACTGCGTAACGTATTGCATCCATAGCATCGTCAAATAGTTTAACAGGTTCATCCGTTATTATGTCACCTACTTTTTTCCATTTGTAATTATCGTATTCCTTTTTTATTTCTTTTGAATCCTCGCAGAACACCCCAAACGTTTTAATGTTATCAATTCCTTTTTTAACTACCTTATTTGCGTTCTGAACGTCAAACCCTGCGTTATTCATTTCTGCTATTATTTCGGGGCGTGAATAGTCGGCTAATATCGTAACGTGTTTTTCAACCCCTAACTGATTCATTTTGTCGATTAGGTTTGTAGTGGTTAAATAGCTTTCGTAAATTACCTTTTCAATGAATATATCATTATCAACCCAGTAAACCCTTACAAGCGCAGTGGGGTGATTATAACCAAAGTCCAACCCATAAACGTAGTTAACAAACTTTGCAGGTCTATGATTTAAGAAATTCCAATTCGAGTAAATGTTACTTTTGCTAATTGCCTTTTCACCTAGTGCGTAAATCTGATATAATGATTCATCTGTACGTTTTAAGTCCTCTATTTGCTTTTTAATGCTGTCAGGTAAAAACGGATTGTCTTTGTAAGTTGACTTAATTAGGGTTGATTCGTCTTTTGGTAACTCGTAAAGCCAACTTGAAGACTCCGAAGGGTTGTAATCAAAAATTAACTTAAACTCGGTTCTCATGTTTAGCTGCGTAAAGTCATCGTAGAATAACTCATTTGCTTCATTACACCATGCAACATCACGTTTACGACCTCTAATCTTTTGTTCATCGTCAACCGAAAAGAATTCAACTATTGAACCATTATCAAACGTGTAAATATGTTCTGACTTATTATGGCGTTCACTTGAATATATATCTAGGTCTTTAAGTATTTCGAAGAAGTCACGCATTACCGTAGCACGTAACGCAGGGAAAGTTTTTCTAATTATACTAACTACCTTTTGAGGGTTTTGTAAGCTGTAAACGATTAACAATTGACAAAGCGAATAAGTCTTACTTGACCGTGAACCGCCCTCATTAATGACAAAACGCACCCCTTTATTTTGGAGCGCGTTAAAGTTCTTTTCGAAGATAATAGTAGAGTTTAATTCCATTTGCACATTTTTTTCATAGTATGGTTATACTCAATCCGTGTTTATGGTTTCAATTAGTTTTCGTTTGTGTCACTTGGTTTTATAATATTAACCTTTATTTCGTTGATTCCTTTGCCATCAGTTGTGATATCAGTCTTTTCAGTTAGGTTGTTTAAACGCTGAGTGATTGATGGATTGTACTGACCTACCATACCGCCCTCTATTTGGTCAGCGCGTATTTCTTTCTTTATTAATGAGCAGATAGTGCAATATTCCCCATACGAATCATTACTATTCCTAAAATAATGTTCAACGGTAAATCCTTTTTGATAGCAGAATACTTCGAATCCGTCCATTGTTAGAGGTACTCTAAGTGTTTCTTTTGCTATCTTACCGCTTTGTAGTGCTTTGTCAATAGTTCTTGGGTTCGTCTTTATGTATTGTTTATACTCTTCAAAGTATGAATAGAGTTTTTCAGGTGTTTCTATTAGTTTAGGTTTTGGCATTATTTCTCGTTTATTAATTGTCTAACTCCCTGTAATAGGTTGTAGTATTCACTTATTGGTATTTCAATTTTAGTTCTATTCTTGTTTAGGTATTTAGCTGAGATTGAGTTTATAAAATCTATTACTTTTTGCGTTTTATCCATTTTTCTTTCGTCTTTTTCTAGGTTCTTGCTTTGGTTCTTCATCTATTCCTATGTAATTAATTGGTTCAGGTTCAAAAATATAACCAAGTCCAATTGATTGATAATAGGAAAAGCGGGTAACATCTAATTTATCAACTATTATTCTTTGCTCTCCCATGATTGAATTGTATTTTACAATCGTTTTGCCTTTATATTCGTCTTTAATTCTCATGTTGTTTCTTAATTATAAGTAAATCGTTTTTTATTTCTCTAATCCAAAAATGCGCCGTTGTAAATGGTAAATCAAAATATTTGCCCATTGCTCTGGCTGTTGAATATCCTTTGTCGTAATATGCCTCAAATATTAATAACTTAATTTTGTCATCAATGTTGTTTCTATAAACCTCAATACAGCTTTTATGGAGTTGATATTTACGTTCTAATTCAATTTTATCTTGTAGGTCGGTGTTATCTTCGGCTTCTTGTACGTTCGTGTTTTCAAAGGCTGTAATATGCTCGTCTTTGTTTGACTGGCTAGTATTCCAAATTATTTGCTTTTTTATAGTATTAAACAGATATGCTTTCATTTGGTCTTCCGTCTTTATGTCGGTTTTCAATCCAACTAAATAAATATAGCTGTTGTTAATCACTACGTCCGCAGTTATTCGGCTTTTCATACGCACCAAAAAATAGTTAGTGTATTTTCGTACGTCTTCGTAATGCTTCGACAGGTATTTATCAAGAATTGCTTTCAAACCAACTGACAAAATCTTTAAACCATACACGCCTACGAACATTCGAACAAAAGCATTCACCGTCTTTTTTTTTCGTTTTAAGCTCTTTAATCTTTTTTAGTCTATTCAGACTTACCTTTGAGTATTTCACCACCTCTGTGGCGTTAATAATCTCGTTTATTACTTCGAGTTCAGCCTGTTCAAACATAAATCTATTATAAATGCTGTTAATGCGCCTAAACAAGCAAACTGAAAGCTACCTGAATATATTAATATTGTCCAAAATGAAGAACACTTCCAACAACCTAGACTAGAATGTATGTAGTTTGATAGGTTTGTTATAGGGAACTGCCTAAAAATATGGTCAATAAACAACTGCAATGGCTCAAAACTAACTAGCCACCATGCAACCGCTAACAATAAAATTAACTCCATGCTTTTTTTTATGCTAAATTAAGCAATTTTATTTTATAGTTTTTTAATCGGTATAAACCGCAAGACAAAGTTTTTAAACGTTCAACGTATAGTGTTGGGTTCTTAGCTTTCATTACTATTCTTGAAAGTCCTTCAATACGTGTTTCCATGCCCTCAATCATTTCGTTAACTCCGTCTAGTTTCATTTGGTATTCGTCTTCATGTAGAACTTTTCCTTTGCCACAACATGACATACACTCATAGTCAATAGGGTTCTGTTCATACGGGATATGAGTATCGTTTAAATCAATCGTTACAAATCCCCAACCTTCGCATTCTTCGCAGCTGTAAAATAAATCTTTCATAATTTTTAAGTTTAATTGTTTGACAAATATAATAAAAAGAATAACATTTAATAAAAAAAGCAGGATTTTTTACGTCCTGCTCTGTTGTTTACTGATTAAAGAATTTACCTACCTTTTCAATCGTTTTTGTGCTAACATTTTTTTTGTAGTTCACAAATTTAAATAAGATAGCTTGGTTTACTCCTACTAACTTTGAAAATGCGTTTAATGTTATTCCGTTTTTTTGTAAATAACTATTAATCAAATTTCGCGTTACATCGTTTACGTTGCTTAGTATCTTACTTTCTGTCATAGGTTGCTTAAAAAGTCATCAAATCCGCTCTTTTGGGGTTGTTTCGCTGTTTCTTGAACTGGTTTAAAACTTAAAGACTGAAATTTTCCTTTTGCTCCGTCTTTTACCCATGCTGAAACGTAATAATCAACTCCGTTAATAGTTGCTTTTCCCTGGTAGTGTGGATGCGTTTCTTTTTCTCTTTTGTCGTTTGTAAATAACGCTCCTGAATTGTCTCTTTTTTCCATGTTTACTTATTTATTTGTTTTAATTTTTCTAAATATAGAATGAAATCCATAGCTTCCTCTTGTGCATGGTTTATCCATTCTAAGTGTGTTAAATCGTTTCTATCTAGTGTTGTTCCGTATTTCTGTATACCTACGTTTGAACGATCCTGAAACTTACTAATTACTGATTCAACGATTTTGTCTTTCATAAATTGATTTTGGGTTTATACTTTCAATCCATGCTTTAAGGATTTCTATTTTACTCTTTACGCTTGTTTTACTCATTATCTTGGGATATATAGGTTTTTAAATCTTTCAATAGTGCAACAAAACTCTTTAATCGTGTTTGAGTCATGCTGTCGGATTACTTCGTACCAGACCTTACTACGTTGTAAATCTTTGATTTGTACTACTTGGTCTTTTCGAGTTACGTTAATATAGTAACCCATTAATTTTAGCTCTTGATTCATAAGTTTTCAATTAAATTGTTATAGTATTCTCTACATTCTTCTACTCGTTGTTTAATCTTTTCGATTATTTCTTCGTCTTTTGCTATTTTAAAGACTTTTACGCGCTTTTCTTTTGGTATATGGTCAAAGTTATGTTTCTTCTGTACAAAGTCCCTTAAATCCAAACTTTCATCTATTAGGTTTTGCTTCCAATGTTCACGCCTAACTTCGTCCTCTACTATTTGAAAAGGTGTATTAACAAGGCAATAGCATAAAAGTGCTTCCGTTTTACCTGTTAACCATAAATACCCTTGAAGCTGAAAATAGTAATCCTTGTTTGGTATTTCATCTTCGAAAAAAGGAAATGTTGTAGCGTCCCAACTTGTTTTTACATCTAAAAGAATTTCATTCGTGTTTACGTCAGGCGTTCCTGTAATCCATTCGTTGTTTAGATTCTCGTCATTTTTAAAGATAAACCCTAAATTCAAAACATCGTTTACAAGTTCTATGGCTTCATCTTCGCATTCGTTGCCTTTGTCGGTGTATCTGCTCCAGAACTCTTTACGTATTCCGTATTTATGTTCGATTGCTAATTCTTGAATGTAAGTTTTGCAAGTCTTAGATAAAACCTCGCTCTTTGTTTTTGGCGAAGTCATTATTTTGCCTAATTGTGATGCTCTGATTTTCATAATATAATTTCTATAATACTATAATAATATTGTTCTGCAGTTATCATTTTTGCATTTGGTTCAAATTCATCAATTTTACCTAAATTATATCCATTTTCAGAACCAACTTCATACGCATTTATTATTTGTTCTTTTTCTTTTTCTAATTTAAAATTTAATAATTCTAAAAGTTGTTGTTTAGTATATGAACTTTGCATTTTATCATTTTCAATAAAATGTATTAATTCTTGAATAGCTGTTTTCATATCAATAACAATGCTTTGCTTTGTAATTCAGTTAATTCAAATTTAGCTTGTAATTGCTCAACGCTAAATTCACTATTCCTAATTGATTCGATAGCTTTTTCAAAACGTGCGTTATCTATTGCAGGTTTTTTTACTTCCGTCTTTGTGTTGTCTTTTGAATCGGGGTCGCTTTCCGTTTCATCAATTAAAAACAAACCATTTAAAGCGTATTTACGTGCGTAACTTGAAGCTGTGCCGGTGCATTGTTCAGATGACATTCCTTTGTGTTCTCCCATTTCAGCATATCCAAAAACTTCTATTGTTCCGTCATCATCTGAAATAAGCGCACTTGCTTTTAAAAAAAGTTTATTACCTACTTGAATAATTTCATCAGATAAAAGTAATAACGCATCGTGTTTTTGTAGCAATGGTTTAACTGATTCTAAAATCTGTTCTGCACTTCGGTATTTATATTTACCGAATGAGTTAAAACTGCCTTTGGGGCATTTTAATTCTTGTTGAATTTTCCTAAGTGTTTTCATAACGTATAATTTAATTGTTTGACAAATATAACTATTCTTAATTGAATAACAATAGCTTTTTAACTTTTTTTAATTAAAATTTTCTTGCACCCATTGTCTAAATGCAATTTGAATGTCTATTTGTTGTGTTTGGCTTTCAATCGTTGTGTGTTTTAAAATTCCATCGTCCGTCTTTCTGATTTCTTCAAGTAACAAATTAGCTTTACGTTTGATATTTTTAGTAAAAACGTGTTCCATGTTTAAATCTTCGATAAAATCAGCGAGTACAGGTAGCACACCGCACAATGCTAGTAATTTCTTTTCCATTTCTTTAGTTGGTTTCATATTGTTTGATTTTTAGTTTATACTCTTTTATTATTTCTTTTAGTTCTTCAATAGTGAACTTCCGTGTTTTCTTAGCATCTTGTTCAAGTTCTTGAACCCACTTTTCTCCATGATGTTTAACTAAAAAACTTCGATATTCAATTAAATTCCCGTGTTTATGTTGGTTACAATTAACGCACTGCGCCCAGACGTTTCTTTCATCAAACCTAACTGCCCAATGATTATTTGCATTCATGTAATGCCCTGCATCAAATTTGCTTTTTAATTCAGAACCACAAGAACAACAATAACCGCCACTTGCTTTTAACCTAATATATTTATTAAAGACTTGTTGAGTTAATTTAATGTAGTCGCTCAAAGTCATTAAGTCTAGCTTTGCTTTGGCTTTCGTCTTTTTCCATTGTTTAGCCTTTTCAGATTCTACCCAAACACGAACGCATTCAGGTTCTAAACAATACTTCATGTTAAAGCGTATAGGCTCAAACTTATTCTTACAGTTTTTGCATTTCATCTTTTTCTATTTTATGTAAAATTATATCCATGCAGTATTTAAAGCCTTGTACAAATTCATGTTTTTCATTGTTATCAAATAATAACCTTAATCTGTCATATTGAAAAGATAATTCAACTTCTATAGAAATTGGCTTTGTAATTTTTTTTATTGGTTTACAACTCATATTACGTGATATATTTGTTTTGCTGCTAAATAAGCGTTTCTTGCTTCTTCTTCAGTTTCGAATAAACCTAAAAACTTTCTTTTATTATTAAATTTAATATACGCTGCGTATTTATTGTTTACCTTATCAAAATAATAACCTTTTGCAGTTAATCTATTCCATTGATTTTGGCTTCTTGTAACGCTGCGTAAATTATCGATTCGATTATCGTTTCTAATCCCGTTGATATGGTCTAATTCATATACGCATTCATTGTAAGTTGACCACCAAGCAAAATGATGACCGTATAAATAAAAAATCTTATCCTGTACTTTCATTTGTATAGTAGTATATCCTTTAATATTTTTCTTTATTTGTTTTCCGTGTTTATTTACGACTTGCCCTGTTTCTACGTTATACGAGTAACCGCGTGTTTTTGCAAGTTTGCATTTTTCTTCTCTGGTCATAGTTCAATATTTTTAAATTTTAATTGTGATTCTAAGTCTTTAATTCTAAATTTTAAATCCATGTTTTGATGCTCTAGCCTGTATTGACTTGAAACAGCAGAACGAAATTCTTTTTCTAAGGTTGAATAAGTAGCTTTAACTTCCATTAAATCTATTATAGTTCGTTCCATTGAATTAATTAAATCGGTTCTTTGTCCGTGTTTTTGTTGTATTTCTTCTAGTGATAGTTTCAACTTTAAGAAAACGTTGTTCAGCTTTACACTTGCTGAAATTAGGTTTAGTTCATCCATGTTTTAGTTTAATTAGTTTAAAGTAAAATAAAGGTTTTTATATGTTATAGTATGTTTATTTTATTTAATTTTTTAGACATACTTTAGTTAAATGTTTAACTAATCGACATTTAAAAAGGTGTTTGTTTCATTTTTTCGCTAAAAGATAATAGTTCTTTTCCGTTTACTATGTCGGGTTCTTGTTTTGGTATTTTAGTTGGGAAGCTATTTGAAGTAGTTTCTTTCGTTCGTTGTGCGTACACTTTGCGCCCAAAACTATCAATCATGTAATACTGATATTTTTCGACATCCAAATATAATTTATAAATTCCGTTTTTTGAAACTCCCTTTGGTTTACTTTTAGCAACTTTTAAATGTACTTCATTTTCTTGCGCTCCAGTTCCGTCTCCTAATAATAAATCTTTTGGTGGTCTCCATGGAATTAAAACGCTTAAACCTTTTCTAAACCAAACCTGCCCACCTGCGAAGTCTCTTGCACTTGGAATAGGAAAATAACTTATTTCTGTTCCTGCAATTGTTTTAGCGTGAACCATAGGTTGGTCTCTTACATGGTTTATAATACAATTATGTCTGTTTGTTTTACGTGCGTTTTTTCTTGCTATCGTTAAAATTCTACTAAGGTATTTATCTTCGCGCCCTAAATCTGAATGTATAAATTCTTCTGTTAGCTCATTCCAAGGGTCAATTGTAGTAGTATGAATGTTTATCTCGTGTTTTCGTTCAATCTCATCTATCATATCATAAAATTTTTCAAGTGTTAAATCTTCATCTATTGGGTCAATAACTACTACCTGTTTCAGGTGAAAAAACTACATGATTCCAATTATGTAAACAACTAAGGTTTATTAAAAACTCAAACCAAAGTTCTGTTTTACCACTTGCAGGAGCTGCGCCTATGTACGTTGTGCAACCCTCTTTTATCGTGTATGGTAACATATTCCAGTCCCAACCTACAGATTTGCCTTTAACATTTTTTTCATGTCTAATAGAAAATAATTCGCTGTTTAATTCATTTAATCTTTTATACATAGCTAATCAATTATTGTTCGTTGTTGTTGTATTTCAATTTTCTTTAAATGCGGAATAGTATTTAAAAGTTTCGTTTTCCAGTTCTTAATTGGTTTATCGTTTCCGTCTTTCCATTCATTGACTACCCAACTTTTATATTTATGCTTAACGTCTTCTTGATTTATATTTGAACATTGTTCAATTGCATAAACTAAAAATTCAGATAGTTCAGGTATATGTTTATTGTTTATTGTTTCTTGTTTATTTATACTATCAATGCTTTCACCTTGCTTTGTTACGTGCTTTACCATTGCTTTATCAAGTGCTTTATCAGGTGCTTTATCAAAATTTGATAGGGCTACTATGTTACTTGAATACTGATTTTTACTTTTTTCAATCAATTTAATAAATCCAAATTCAACTAAATCATTCAATGTATTTATATAAGTATTATAACTTCTTATTCCAATAGCTTCTTTTGCCATAGTTGTAGGGAGTCCAAATTTTTCTTTCCATCCTAAACGATTACAATGCTCAATAATAAAAAAATAAAGTGCTGTGTGATTTGGATTGATACGTTCTGGATTTTCAAAAGTCCAGTCAAACCATTTTCTGCTTAATTCGTAACTATTCATTTGGTTCGATATTATAATAATACTTTAAAATAAAAGGTAGTAATTGCTCAATATCATTTCTTGTTATTGTAATAGCTGCTCTACTTTCTCCTTCAATGCATTCAAAACATAAATATTCACCAATACTTACATACATAACATCACTTGGAATATTTGCGCATTTAAATTCTAAATAATCTTTTCGCATAATTTAAATTTTTAGTAATAAAAAAACCCCTTAAATCCTTTGGGGCTTCACATCCAAATTCATTAAGAGGCTCAATAATACCTTAAG